GATTCCCTCGCTGCTAAATGCCATAATACTTGTTCCTTCCCCGTTATAAATACTTATATAATATATTTATAAGAGTTATATGAAAAAATATCCTAGAGTTGGACGGTATATAATACAGAATAAAGAGAAATATGTGGCGAATCTTCAAGAATGTGAATATCGCTCTTCATGGGAATTAAAGTATATGAAGTATTTAGACACTCACCCAAACGTGATTGAATGGGGTTCAGAGAATATCATTTTACCATACTATAATCCAGTTGACAAAAAAACTAGACGATACTTTGTCGATTTCTATGTGAAAGTAAAAACAACGTCTGGTGAATATAAAAAATATATAGTCGAAGTGAAACCTGCTGTTCAATGTAAACCACCCCGAAAACCTAAAAAACAAACACCAGGATATGTCAAAAAACTCAAATCATTTATAATGAATCAGGCTAAATGGAAGGCTGCTCGTAAATGGGCTGAAAAACGTAAGATGGAATTCGTGATTATAACGGAAAAAGAACTAGGCATTCAATCCAAAAAACATAAAAAACTCTTATAAATATATATATGGAAACTATAGATGCAGGACATACTAAAATATCAGGGAAAAGAGTAACACGAATTTACTCTGCTAAATTTTATTTCTTTAAATATATCACATATAATCCAAATGAATATTACAATGTATTTCCATTAGTATTTTCGTTAGGTAAAGTGCCAAAAGCTAAAGGTGTGCGTGGAAAGCTGAAATCTTCAGCTGTAGAATCAGAATTATCTGAAGGAGGATCTGGTGGTGGTGATTCTCTTTTTCGTGGTCTTGACTTTCATTATCTACCACCACCAATGAGATTACCATTATTAGATGAATTAGAAAAAATTAGTCCAGACTTGCATCGTTCACCAGTAGCATTTGCTAAGTTTTTTAGAGGTCTTTTATTTACTATGAGAAAGTTTAGACCAGCAAAAGTATGTTATAGACATTATATAATTAAAAACATACGGGGTGGAAAAATACTAAGAATAAATAGAGAAGATTGGCGAAGTCTTTTAGAAAAACCAAAAGTAGAGCATTTTGTTACATCTACATTTGGAAAATACGCTTCAGAAAGAGTTTGGAAAAACTCATTAAAAGAAATGAGAAAATCAGGGAGAAGTTAAAATGGCATTTAACATAGGCGGAAGATGGAAAGTAGGGGGAGTAAATCTCGGTGTTAATATCCCTTTTGGAATTGATAAAAGAGCTAAAATTGGTGATGGTAAGAAATTCCCCGAACCTACCAATACACCTAACAATAGTGTAAGTAGGATGATGGCTAATGTTAGACAAAGTAATTTATTTTCACGACCTTATCTGTATAGTGTTATGATTTCTCCCCCAAAAGAATTACTTCCTCGGTATAGTGCTGCTGCAATACAAAATCTGATGTTAAATTGTGAATCAGTAAATATGCCTGGTTTTGTAATGGCCACTAAAGAACATAAAACATATGGTTTAAAAAGAGAATACGTTTATGAAAAACTTAATAATACCTGTTCTATGAGTTTTTATATGAGCGATCAAATGTTTGAATATAATTTTTTCAAAGATTGGTTAGATTATATAAATCCTGACGATGTAGGTCGTATAAGATATTATGATGAATATAAATCAACTATGACAATATATCAATTATCGCGTATGGAAACAGGTACTGATGCACAATCTGATGAATGGGATAGAACATTTAATGATGATTTAAGAGTTATGCAACAAGTTAAATTAGTTGATGCCTATCCTAAATCAATATCAGATTTACAACTTGGTCACGAAACAGGTGGAAGTATTCAAAAAATGTCAACGGACATCATGTTTCGTAAAGCTTCTTATACAGATTTTGTAAATAAAAGTCAAAAAGAAAGAGCAGGTGGTTTGTTGTCAGAAAGTTTTGGTTCAATGAATGCAATAAAAGAACAAGGAGCAAATCTAATGAAGCCTCTAGCACAGTTAAATTTACCAAAATTTGGACAAATAATAAAAAAACAAAATGTTACTTTACCAGCTATGTTTGAAGGTTTCAACATAGGGTAAAAAATATTATAAACATCATTTTATATAGGAGTGAATGAAATGGGAATAGGATTACCAAAAATTGTAGTACCAGAATATAAGTTAACAGTTCCATCAACAGGAAGAGAAGTAAGTTTTAGACCTTTTTTGGTTAAAGAAGAAAAAATTCTTCTTATTGCAATGGAAAGTGATGATGAAACACAAATGACAACTGCAATTCAAAGTATTATTACGAATTGTCTACATGAGGATCTTGATGTAAAACATATGCCAATGTTTGACATTGAATATATCTTCCTACAACTAAGAAGTAAATCAAAAGGTGAAGTTGTAGATATGTCTTTTGAATGTGGTAAATGTAAACAACCAATTACAAAATCAATTGATTTATCAAAAATTGAAATAACTAAATCTGAAGAACATACTACTAAAATACCACTATCTGGTGATATAGGTGTAATAATGAAATATCCTTCAATGGAAGTACAAAATGTTCTTGATAAAACAGCATCAGATGTAGAAAATATATTTACAACGATTTCTTTTTGTATTGAATCTATTTGGGATAAAGACTCAGTATATTCAACAAAAGATCATACAAATGCAGAACTTAACGATTTCTTAGAATCATTACCAGATGATGCTTTTCATAAGATTCAAAAATTCTTTGATACTGTTCCAGTATTAAAACATACAATTGATTTACAATGCCAAGCAAAAGCTGGTAAATCAAAAAAATCTGGCATATGTGGATGGAAAGATACTAAGACCTTGGAGGGTCTTGGATCTTTTTTCGTATAAGCCTTGGTCAAGAATCAGTAACAAATTATTATGAAACAACCTTTAACCTGATACACCATCATAAATATTCATTGACTGAGGTAGAAAATTTAATACCATGGGAAAAGGAAATATATCTATTATTATTAGTAAGATGGATAGAAGAAGAAAATGAAAGAATCAAAAAACAAAACGAACAACAAGGGTAACTAACAATGGCCGACACACCAGAAATTAAAGAACTACAAAAACAGACAACTGCGAGTGAGCAGGGGAACAAAGAGCTCACAAAAGTTAATGAGAGTATTAAAGCCATGACCAAGGCTATGAGTGAGCAAGAATCACCTGAAGCTAAAAAAGAAAAAAAGACACATGATAAAGCAGTACTGTCTACTTTAAAGGCCATGGTAAAGGGTTTGAATACCAAATTGGCGGATGGTTCAAAAGGTTTATTTGGTGGTATTAAGAAGATGGCGAAGAAGTATCTGACTAAGATTATGGGTCTATTAGGTGTTGGAATGCTTGCATTGTTTGCAACAATGGATATGGATAAGTTAAAAAAATTATGGGTAAAATTTAAAGAAGCAATTACAGCAATATATGAAGTAATGGCGCCAATTGTCGTAGCTATAGGAAATTGGCTAGCTAAGACTGTTCTACCAGCAACATTTGATTTATTTATAGCAACTTTAGATAATATAACACAAATGTTTACAGACATTAAAGGACATTTTGAAGGATGGGATCAAAAAAGTGGAGCAGAAAAGTTTTGGTCTGTTATTGGTGCTATTAGTTCTCTTGGAAATGCTCTCGGAAGAAGTGCTTTAAATATATCTACATGGATAGAAAAAACTGTATTTGGTGGTGATGGTAGTTTTACTAAAGGAATTAAAGATAAATTATTAACATTATTTGGTCCAGTAGAAAAAAAAGGATCTATATTACATTCTGTTTCAAAAATGACTGAAACTGTTATTAACTTTATTCTGCCAGAAGAAATGGCTAAAACATGGAATGAAAAAATAAAGACATTTCTAGGTGGAGCCGATGATGGTCCCGAGTCAGAATCTATAATGGGTAAAATTATAGGTGGGTTTAAAGCTATGCTTGCATTATTTGTTATAGGATCTATGTTCCCTGTTGCATGGATTGGTACTGCACTCATGTTTCCACTGAGAGCAGCTATAAAACTTGCAATGTTCGGTGCTAAAATAGGTGGTGGTTTAATAGGTAAAATTGCCAGTGGTATTGGTGGGGCAATGGGAAAAATACCACTAGGAGTTGGTGGTGGTTTTATGAAAGGACTTATGGGAGTTGGAACCAAGCTTGGTATATTAGGTCTAGCCGTTGCTGTTGGTAAAGGAATGTATGACGGATATAAAGTTATTGAAGCAGGTGGTACTGTACAACAAGCTTTTGAAACAGGTATAGAAGGATTCTTAAACATAGTAACTCTAGGTCTATTATCACCAGATATTGCTAAGTCATGGTCAAAGAGTATTGTTAAGTTCTTCCAATCTGCATATGACTTAGTATTTAGTAAAAAAGAACAAGATGGTGTAACTGGTAAATATGCTGAGCAAAAGAAATCTGCATCAACCAAAGCTGCTCTAAAAGGTGGTGAAAAAGAACTAAAATCACAAAGAGAAGCTCTAGTCCAAGAAGGAGCAAGACTTGATCCTAATTCTGCAAGATCAGCACAAATTGGTCGTAGCATTGCAGAAATTAACCAACAACTAGGTGTAGGTGATGTACAACCACCAGCAGCAGAAAAATCAAAAGCGGACAAAGCTGCAGCTTTAGATGCAAAAATTAAAAAAACAGACGATCAAATTGCAGCCTTAGCTAAAAAAGGCGGTATTAAGAATATGAAAAGACTGAATGAGCTTGTTAAACAACGAAAAATGCTCAAAGGAAAAAGAGCTACGTTAGATGCAGGTGGTCCACAAGGTTTTAGATGGGATAAAAATCAAACCCGTGAATCTAGTATGACGGGAATGGATACAAACTCCCAATCTAAATTAGCAGTACTTGGTAATATGTTTGGTGACGGTGTAAAATTAACTTCTGGATATAGAGCGATGAGTATGGGTGATAATGCCATGATTAATTCCAAGAGTGATTTTAGGAAAACCTATAAAGCAAAATACCTAAAAGGAATTACAGACATGGGCGCGCCAGGTTCTGAGGAAAGAAAAGCAGCAGTAGAACAAATGAGAAAAAATGGGTTTCAATCTCAACATGAACATGGTAATGCAATAGATTTTAGTTATCCAGCTGGATTTAGTCAAAAAACTTTTGCTTCATTGAAAACAACACTTCTCGGTGCCTTTCCTGGTGCTAATATACTTGGTGAAAAAGATCATGTACATATGGCATTTAATAAAAAGAACTCTGGTATACAATTAGCTCAATTACAAGCTGATTCTGGTATGATTGGTAGAGCAGCACATGGTACGGGTAATAATGGTGGAATTGTAGCACCTACAACCATTAATCAAGGTGGTGATACTAAAAATACTTACGCTCCTGGTAAAAGTACTACTAATCCCTATGTTGCAGAAACATTTAGTGCATAAAAAAAAGGGATCTGGAATTAACCAGACCCCTTTCTCTCCCAAACCTCTTCACCAAAGTAGGCCTCTTCAAGACTTACTGTTCAGCTAACTTCTTAAAATACTCCAAGTTATCTGAATCTGTTTCAGGTGCATCTACAGAAGCAACTGGATCACCAGTACTCTCCTCAATACTACCAACAAACTCATCTCCTTGATGAGCAATAACAGTATGAAAACGAGCTTCAAGTTCTTGATATGACTTGAAGTTATCAGAACTTACCAACTCCTGTAACTTATATTGCTGTTTCCAAACTTCCTCACATTTAGCATCATCACCATCATGTAGTTTTGTCGGACTTGCAAACTCTGACTTATCATAGTTCACATAACCATCTACCTGACGAATTTTGATCTTGAAATCTGCACCTTCCCAGAAATCAAAAGGATTCAACGGAGTTTCATCTTTGAACTCTGGATTCATTACACCCGTAATCTTCTCAAAGATTTTCTTACCATAACGAAAGAGCATTACTTTACCTTCATTCTCTTTATTAGCACTATCCTCTAATACAAGAATATTAGAATAATAGTTTAATTTTCGTTTACGAGCTCGGGCTAAATCCTTATCAGAATCAATACCAGAGTTCCACAAAGCTGTATTTGCTTTGGAAACTGGATCATCCTTACCAAGAGTTGTTAATGAGTTTTCGATATACCATCCACCAGGACCTTTGAATCCATGTGACCAAAGTTGTACCCAAGGTGTATCTTCATCTGCAGAAGCGGGAAGAAAACGAATCACGGCATAACCATTACCAGATTTATCACGTTCACATTTCCAAATACGGTCATCACCGTAGGAAGGTTTTTCTGCAAGTTTCTCAACTTGTTTAGAGAGGGACTCTAGGTTGGACATTCTATTTTTCTTTAAATCTTTAAAACTAGACATATTATTACTCCTTATTACGTTGTATTATTGTATTATTATGTATCATATTATATCTTCCAACATCTCTCCTTTCTATAATGGAAGCTTTACAGTTCGTTTTAGCATATGTAGCTCTTGAGCCTCATATTCTATTTTATCTTTTATAGATTTATTTAGTAGTTTAGAAACCATCTCTATTTCACCGTCAATGTCCTCAGTATAGAGTAAAACAGCTTCCATATATGTAATCTTTTTCTCACTAACCATTTTTTCTATATCTAAAGAAATATCAATTGGCATTATTTAATATCCTTAATTTTATCACATATCCCAAGTTTCTTTGCCTGTTTAGCACTTAACCAAACATCATGTGGTGGTAATAGATACTGTCTTATTTGTTTCTCAGTTAATTTTGTACACTTCTTATAATGTTTAATTACTCTATCTGTAGTTAATTCATATTCTTTAACAGTAGAAAATAATTCATGCTCTTTACCATACATTCCCCATGTATATTGATGACTCATTATAGAAGTATTTGGTGTCAATATTCTATGTCCCTTTTCACCTGCAATAAATATTAAGAATGCTGCTGATGCTACACAACCCAATCCTATCGTATGAATTGGTATTGGACTACCTCTTATTATATCAATAACAGCAAAAGCTGCATTTAATTCTCCACCCACCGAATTGATTATCAATTTCAATTGTTTTGATCGCGGATGTGCTGTATTTTGTACTAAAATAAATGCAATTAAGTCTTTACATGCTTCATCAGTTACAGGCCCCATAAATAAAAATATATCATGATCTTCAGGTGTTGTTATAGATTGATTTGTAGGTTTAGATTCAGTTGCCATTTAAACTCCCGCGTAGAATATGTGATCTCCAATTTTA